CATATAAAGATTGCCGTTGAAATTTCCGGCAATATTAATACTTTCTGAAATAAACTGATTGAAGGATTTCATTACTTATTTTTTTCTTTTAAATACTCTATTGCTGCCTGTAAAGTATTTATATTATCCTTAAAATTTCCCAATCCCCTATTGCAGTGATTGCACAACATTCCACGAAATTTTCCACTTTCATGGTTATGATCCATAACTAAAGAATAAATTTTTCCCAAATGTTTATTATTCCTAGATCCTGCAATTTCATTACCTCCACATATATCGCATTTTTCTTGTTTTTTTAATTCTCTAACTTTATCATCAGAAAGTTGTCCTCTAAATTTTCCTCTACATATTTCTGACCTATAAGTTGCTCTACATTTTCTACACCAACTATCTAAACCATCTAATGTTTTATTGTGCAATGGAAAATTTATAGCATCTCTTAGTTTTTCTTCCTTACATTTAGTGCAAATTTTAGTTTCACTATAATTTTTAATGGACGATATTTCTATCAAATATGCTTTGGAGCACTTGATACTGCAATATACATTTCCTGATTTTTTTAAAGTTCTTTCTATATCATATTTTCCCCTTTGAAATTCTTTATTACAAAAACTACAATTCGCTTTTATTAATTTACTTGGCATATAAGTAGAAAGTATTTCATTACATAAATATTTATAAAATTAACAATTCCACTTCCTTCTTGCTAATCTTAATCTAGAATTTGGATCTTTTGCTGCTTTTGACCACATTTTCATTTGCCCAGCAGATCTAGAACAGAATGATTTTCTACGCTTTGCATCCTTAGAACCGGGTTTTAATTTTGATGGTTTTGTCGTAACGGCAGTTTGTAATTCTGAACCTGGATTTTCTCTTCTATAAGATGCAACTCCTGCTGCGTTTAAACCACCTTTGGGATTTTTACCTGCTTTTCTCTGCCAAGCAGCAGATGCTTCATTCAGACCAAAATCTTTTCTCCAATTAGAATATTCATCGTTAGATTCTTCAACTTTTACACAATTTGGATATCTTTTACCAAACATCGTCTTCATACCCTTTTTCTTATAACCTTTCCAACATGCTTCATCCATAGATCCTTGAACATTATGCTCACCACTATCCAGATAGTCGGCAGCAGCATCAATATAATCTGCTGCCTTTGTAATTTTTGATTGAACCCATGCTTCAATATTACCCTCACCATTCAGTTTGCCACGAAGTCTTTTGGCAGCAGAAATAATTGTAGAGAGTTCAGACCTTGCCATAGAATATTCGTGGTCTGGTTCTTTAGACTCATTTGCCGGATGAACCTGGGCAATACTAAACTTCATCTGATTTGGAGATAATCTAGAAGGTAGTGAAAACATATCCCAGTACTTGGGACCATATCTGCATACATCTCTCGTCTCATCTTTCTCACATTTGGGGCAATATCTCATACCCATTTCTTCTGAAATAGAATCTTTTGATGATAGATTTATTGATTCCGATTTATTTCCCCAGTTTGCAGCACCAACCTTACGGCATTTTACAAGAGCACCTGAGGCATATGCAGAGGGCCAGACAGAATATCTTGACTTTACTTTAGTATAACAAGCATCTTTTGTACCGCTTCCTTTTCCTTTAATATCTTGTTCTTCGTTCATTTTCTTTTTTGGTTTATCGGTAGAAACATAAGTTGGTTTAGCAGCACCAGATTTTTCTGGTTGATTTGGATCAGCAGCACTTTTTCTTCGTTGTGCAGATATTCTTTCGGATTTAGTCATACTTGCTCTTTTATCTGAAGAAACACACTTGGGCGTTTCATCCTCTTCTCCTTCTTCACGGGCACAAGGTTCTCCGGAGACTACTTCAACCCAACCAGGTTTTCTTTTTTTACCGATTGATTCAGATTTACCAAACCAATCACGAAGACTCTCTTTCACATCCTTAAAGTTTTTATGCTCTTTTCTAGCATCAGACTCCATCTTTTTCAACTTAGTGTAATAATCTGGAAACTCGTCAAGATGTTGAAGAGCAATATCAGCAGCAAGATCCTTATCTTTAGTATGCTCCTTTTCAATAGCAATACCCATCTTAAGTTGATTTCTTACAAAAGAAATATCCTGACGATGCTTTTTCGCAATACTTTCAACCGTCTGGTGGGATTTTAATTTAGGCACTTTAGGAAAACATTATTCTTTATTATTTAGAAAACCTTGCTTCAGTAATTTTGACAACTCCGAAGTAGATCCAACGAACACGGCATTATTTGTAACATTATTGGCAATTTTAGTATTATCCTCCTGAACATCTTTCAATTTCTTCTGAAGATCTATTAATTTATCAGTTGTATCCGCCACACTCTTAATAAGTTGCCCCGCCACCTCGTATGCTCTTGGACTTCCACCATCACCGGCAAGTTCCATAATTCCATTAATGGCTTCCTGACCTTTCTCAATTAGTGAATATAGATTTGCTCTTGTATATTCATAATCTTTTTTTATATCATTATTCTGTGTAGGAATAATATCAATTGGTGTAATAGACTTTTCTACCTCAATAATACTACTTTCTATGTTCAGAGCTTTATCCAAATCTTCATAATTATTTTTCATAATATATCAAATATCACTTTGTTGAGTTGGACTATAAGTTCTAGCATCACTATATGTTTCCCAAGTTTCATTAAATCCAAAATTATCATCCGGACCTGCGTCAATCGGGTCTGGAACAAGAGTATATCTCATTTCTCTCTTAGCAGTTGTAGTATCGGTACTCGTATACATATCAACCTGAACCTTACGAATAAGACCATCTGTACTATCAGAAATTGGTCCGAACAGATAAGTTTTAGCAGTAAAATTTAAAGTATATATTAGGGTTCTCCGAGTTGAATAATCTCCTTCATAATCATCGGTAAAAGATACACTATCTAAAACCACGGGAATATCTCTTTTTTCTCCGATAGAATCTACCAAATCTACTGTTAGATTGAATGATGGTTGAAAACTTGGAAGAATCTGTTCTACTATCTGTAGAGCATCATCTTGCAACTTAGTCATAATATTTAATTGAAACCCAATATTATATGGAACTGGCATATAAACCTTCTTTACAGTATCACCATTACCACAAGTTTTGAATGTTTGAGTTACATTTGCCTTTCTTGTGGAATCATACTGAATAGAAGTCATTTCAAATGATATTCTGGGAAGAGTAATCTGAATTGCTTTATTCAATTCGGATTGTTGCTCAATTCTGGCAAGAAACTTTTGCATCGGTCCATATCCAAGAGGAACCTTCATCTGACTGATTCCTACATCAGATGAATTTTTATGCTCAATATAAATGTCATTAAAAAGAGTTCCAAATGCAGTAACAGTCTTTCTAATAATTTGGTGATAAAAATAGGTTCCTAGCATTTTCTATACCCGATTATCCAATCATTATCGTATTATATATTTATAGTATCAATAAGAACCAAATGGATTTGATTCTGAAAAATCTAAAATAGATTCTGCTTCGGTCTGAATCTGCAAATTATCTCCATATTTATCGTAAGGATTCCAATTATTATAATCGTTTACGGAATATCTAGCACTAGAAATTGATCCCACAATTGTTTCTCCTGGGAAAAATCCATTAGGTGTTACATTATTGACAAAAGAAATCTTAAGAATTTTTGTATCAAAATCCCAAGATTTAACTCTTGCTGTTGTGCCAGACCTAGATCCGGTTACAATTTCATTAAAGAGATAGGTCCCAATTCCAGTTAGAATTGGAGGTCCATTAATGATAACTTGAGGGGCAATAGTGTATCCTATTCCAGTATTTGCAATTTTTATAGAAGATACACTCTGAGCAGTACCAACGACCGACGATATTACCGTTGCAGTTACTCCGGAACCAACACTTCCAACAATAGTCACAAGAGGTGCAGTCGAATACCCAACACCATTATCTGTAAGAGTTATAGATATGACCCCAGACTGTGAGGTTTCAATTCCACAAGTAGCTGCCGCTCCGCTTCCATTACCCGTAATTGTAATGATTGGAGCAGAAGTATAACCTGCCCCGGCATTTTTTAATACTATTTGTTTAATTGAATAAATACCGGATTTCAGTTCTGTAATTGCTTCTCCAACTGCATTTGTCCCCCCAAAAGGTGCCGAGGATATGCTTACTACTGGTGGAGAAGTATAACCATATCCATCATTATTCAATGTT